GATTGGAATCAGTCAGACAATACTGCGGTTGATTATATAAAGAATAAGCCTACTATTCCTAGCGGTGTAATTGTTGACCAAACCTATGACGGAACTTCAACGAATGCTCAAAGCGGTGTTGCTATTGAGGGGGAATTGGCTAACTACTTAAACTATTACTATACTAAAGAAACGTTTATACAGCCGACTTTATCGGCAAATGGTACAATAGGCGGTGATAGTTTTGCTGTTGGCGGGTCGCCTACTAATGTTTATAAAGCATTCGATAATGATACCTCAACCTATTTTTCTTTTATTACTGGAGGAATACAAAATGTAATAGTAATTTACAATCCAGTACCGATTAAAATTAGTGATATTTCGTTTCTTTATGATGCTGACCCTCGTGTTAGTTCGATACTTTCTTTCGGTTTGACTATTGAGGGAAGCAACAAAAGTAGTAGCAATTATTCATTTTTAACTTATTCAGATACTTATTATTCTGGAAATTCACAAAAACTTAAAAATTTTGAAACGACAGAATACTATAAATATTTCAGAATAACTTGGAATATTTATAGTGCTACAACTATTAGTAAGTTATATTCTTGTACATTCAATGGTGAAACAAAAACAACGAATACAAACTTAACTTCGGACAAAGTAGAGTATGCTTTAGGATATACTCCATACGACAATTCTAACCCTAACGGATATATCACAAGTTCTGCTATATCTGGGAAAGAGAATACCAGTAATAAAATAACTTCGATAGGTTCATCGAGCACGGACACTCAATATCCTAGTGCAAAGTGTGTGTATGATTTGTTGAAAGCAATATATCCGGTCGGAAGTGTTTATTTAAGCACTAATTCAACGTGTCCTTTATCTGCTCTATTTGGCACGTGGGAACTCGTTTCAAGTGATAGGGCATTATGGACAGGGGATGGAACAAACGGAAATACGACTATTGCTGCAGGTTTACCGAATATAACAGGACAATTAACAGCTATTGCAAGTGGTAATTCATCCTCTGCATCAGGGTGTTTTACGCATACTGACACAGGTAATTGTACACTTGGATCATCGGGCGGTTCTGATTATCGTAGAATTAACTTAAACGCTTCAAATGTAAGTTCAATATATTCTGATGATGTAACAACCGTTCAACCGCCGGCTTATGTAGTTAATGTATGGAGGAGGACAGCATAATGATTAAATATTGTTTTATAAAAGATGAGGAAAGCGGACTTGTTCAATTAGGAGCGGGATGTTCTGATGAATATTATGAAGCTATCGGAATGAAACAACGAGACGTTGAACAATCTGAAAAAGACTATCAATGGTATTTAACAGAGAAGTGCCCTCATTATACGGAAGAAGAAAAATTTGAAATTGCAAAACAAAACAAAATAGCAGAGAATGATGAAATACGAGATACTGCTTTACTTTCGGGTGTATTGTATCAGAATGTTCTGTTTGATAGCGACACAGACCAAAAGGTAAACCTATTAGCAACGGTCAATATGATGTCTGACGAGGACACAATAACGTGGTACGGAATGGACAACAAAGGTCTGTTATGTACTAAATCAGACTTAATGGCAATAGGCGGTCTTATAACAGAACTACACTCATATTGTTGGGGTATGAATGCGTATATTAAAGAGCAGATTGCTAATGCCGGTTCAATAGAGGAATTGGAGCAGATTAAAATCAGTTATGAACAGTAAGTGGTTTAAAAATGCCATTTACATAAAACGAAAGGAAACATATTATGAATAAGAATATAGAAAAGACAATAATAAATAATTTTGTAAATTACGTTAAAATCAATATTATTGATTTGGCAAAGAAGGAATTGGATAACACAGAGAAAAAGGATAAACTTGATAAAGCTGTTTATGTTTACCTTGAAACTCTTATTTCAGGTGCGAGAGTCAATCTTTTTGTCAAATGGTTAATAGAAAAGTTTGTTATCAAAAACATTCCGATAATAACGCAGGCAATTTATGATTTGCTGAAGTTTAAATTGTATCCGGAATCTGAAACCGCCAATAATTCAAATACAGAATCAATCAGTCAAATTGATGAAGTATAACTTATTGGATAAGCAAAGGGAATTTATAGAAATACCTCACGACAACCCTCTTGATGTAGCGATATATCAAGGTGGTTACGGGAGCGGTAAAACTTGGTGCGGAGCATTGTTGGGTTTGATGCTTGCAAGAAAATACCCGGGTTCAAGAGGGTTGGTCGGGGCAAGGGAGTATGAACTTGTTCGGAAAACCACCCTTGTTACCTATCTTGAGCATTTGGAAGCACTTGGTTATAGAGAGGGCGTTCATTACACATATAACAAGGTTGATAAGATTATTAAGTTTAAAAATAATTCCGAAATTATGTTTTGCTCGTTTGAGGATCCTGAGCGGTTTAAATCTTTAAATTTACACTGGGCTGAAATAGAGGAGGCATCTCAAATAGATGACTCCTCTTTTAAACAGCTTCTGGGCAGATTGAGGAATACTTATCGGGGGAAAGATTGGGTTGATTTCAGATACAGACTCTTCGGACATACAAACCCGCAATCCGATAAAGGCTGGATTTGGAAACGGTTTGTTGAAAACAGGCATGATAATTACAGGCTTATTATTGCACCCACAACAAATAATATTTATTTACCACCGCATTTTATTCAATCGTTAAAGGATAATTTTGATGAGGAATATTACAGGATAAATGTTCTCGGAGAATTTGGGGATTATTCAAGCGGGCTTGTGGTTAAAGGCTTTTCAGAGGATAATCTTAAGCACTTTAAATATAGCCCTGACTTGCCCCTGCATATCACTTGTGATTTTAATGTTGATCCAATGTGTTGGGAATTGGCGTATATTGATGAAGATAATGTTTATTATTTTGATGAACTGGTTATTGAAAAAACGACAACGGAGCAGTGTATCAAAGAGGTAATAAGACGTTATCCCAATCATAAATCGCAGATAATAATAAACGGTGATGCATCAGGTGATAACCGTTCTACTCAGAGTGAATATACAAATTATGCAATAATCAGAAATGCTTTGTATAACCATGGGTACGATAAAAAACAGGTTAAATTTCATTTAAGAGATTATAACCCTCCTGTTTTGAATCGAATTGCGGCATTTAATTCAAAGGTTAAAAATTCAAAAGGGGAAAGACATTTATTCATTGATGAGCGGAGATGTAAATGGCTGTTATACAATATTTATAATCTTTCTTTTAAGGAGGGTACAAGTATTGTTGATGTGCCGACATTTTCTCGGATAAAAAACAACCGTGACAGTAAATTTCTTGAACATCCCTTTGACGCAGCAAGTTATTTAACAGAATATTATTGGCGTATAAAATAGCAGATGATAAGCCGTCTCTTATATTTTAAGAGGCGGCTTTTTTGTTTGTCATAATTTCATATATAAAGGTGGTAAAATTTGGGGGTAAATAAAGTATTATATAATAGTACCAAAAAAGAAAGGACTTTTATGTTTCGCAAGATTTCGCAAATGGTGAGAAGTTTCTCAATATTTATTCTAAATATGCAGGGACAATTTCTGCAAAAACGATTAGTAAAGAGATTGGGTTATACTCCTAAAAAAATCATAGAAGGTTGCACTGTTGATATATCTCAGGCAGAAAAGGACAAAAGAGCGAAAGTTGATACCGAGGTCAGGGGTCTTTTGAAACAATTGAATAATGATGTTGAAAAAGTTTCGGAATATTTGGAAAAACACAATGTTCCTATATACAGAGTGAAATTTGCCAAAAAGGTACTTAATAAAATTGGTGAAGAAGACGGTTTTATCTCGGAGCGCACCGGTTTAAGAGCGTTATTTATTAATCTGATTACAGGTCAGGGAATAAAGTTCAAAACGGGCACTATTATAATCACGGAAGATGAGGAGCCGGATATATATAATTTTATTCATTATTTACATAAATGGTACGCAAAGAACGAGGGAATGGAAGGTTTTGACGAGAAGTCACAGAGGTTACTCCAAAAATTCAATATTACAGGGAATCAGGAATCTTTGGTGAACAGGTTATCATTACCTCAGATAGATGGTTTGAAGCAGGCGATAGCAAGAGATGTTCAATCGATAGAGTTCGTATCCCAATACTCAAAAGAGAATGCGGGAGCAAAGAAAGCGCTTGAAAAAATGAAAGAGGACG